GAACCTTCAAACTCTAGGGCTGTACCACGTGCGTAAGTAGATATGGTTTGGCAATCAAGTTCATCACCAACACATAATAGTTTGTCTGGTTTAACGTAATCTATGTAATCTAAAAGGCTTTCAACGTACGATTTCTTAATAAAAGGATATTGCAAATCTGAAATAATTACGTAACGCTTAATACGTTACCTCTTTCGTTTAGGTTTACCTAACTCTGTACTAATACTATCTATAGTACTACGAATTTTCACAACATCTATTTGTAGGCGTGTCACTTTATCTGCCAAAGAACTTCCACCATTAGGAAACAATTGCGATTTCATTTTAGTCATTTCAACAGTTGCTCTAATTGTCAAAACAAGAATAGTAACAAGTAAACCAATAATGCCAATTAGTTCGTTTATCATTGTCCGTCAAACCAATTTGGATCATAGAAATCATCATCTTCATCTTCGTCAGGTGCAACAGTAAATTGGTATTTTTCAGCTGCATAGTTAATAATGCCAAATACTGAGTGTTGTGGCATATCTTGATTAGCTGCAATTTTGATTGTCTTCTTTTTGCCGTCAAACATTTCTAAACAACAAACAAAGCCTGTAATCAGTTTGCCTTCTTCGTGAGCTGTGTTAATAATTCGTACAAGTTCACTAGCCATAACATCTGGTAATTCAATAACAGTTTTCTTTGCTTTAGGTTTACTCATATCCCAAATACCTTTCCGTCAAGGTCGCCCGATTTAGTAAAGGATATATGAAGGTGAGACACGTGAGGGTTAGAACCTTTGTAAACACGCCAAGCCCAGTTTTGACGTGCTGAGGCTATTCGGTGTTGATGAATGATATAACTGACTCTTTTGTCGCCTTTAAGTGCAATTGTCTTAATCTGTTCGGCTAATAGCCAAGACTCTTTACTAGATCCTTTAACAAGGTCTGAGTCAATATCTACAGCACGTACCCAACCTTGGTTATCTGGGTTATGATCTGATTTGCGTTTTTGGTGTGCTGTGTCGCCTAACCAGCCGTCACTACGTGTATCCCTGTTAGGGTATTTTTTATTTATCTCCGAGCGTAATTGCTCAGCTGCTTTACTTAACTTTGGTTTTGACATTTGGATTCATCGCGCCCATTGAAGCAGCTACGACAGCACCAAGTACAGCTCTGTAATCAAGGGCAAAGTCTGTGGCTTGCCAAGCTGCTAAGAAAGCAATTGCAGCTAGTGATAGTTGTTTATAGTTAAAGGATTGCATTAAGTTCATCTTTTGTTAGTCCTGCTATTTCTGCTAACTTTTTAATAGCACTTTCACGTGAGTCTTTTTTGGCTTGATACTCGGCTTCGAGTAGTGCTTGTGCTTCTTGTATATTATTTCTATCTGCAATAAAGGCTTCTTTATCTGCACCAGTAAGTTCAATAACTTGGTCATCAATACCAACCATAATTTTATTTGCTGTAGCCATACACGCTCACATTTCCTGTCATAGTTCCACTTGCAGGGATAAGGGTAAAACCTGTGTAAGAAGTTGCTACGTTATGTGCTCCCATTTGAAAACCATTTTCCATTGGACTTTGAAAACCATTTGTAATTAAACCATTAAATTGTGTTAATGCAGCCAAAAAAGGAGCATAAATTACTGCTTGTATAGCACCTTTACCTGTAGAGGCTTCGCCTATTCTGTAAGACGTTTGAGCATAAGAAGCAACTCTATCTACTGTGGTTGTAATTCTTAAACCTAAATTACTGTAATTAGCCGAAGTATCATCAGTTCCACTAACTCTCATTCTAATATTTATATTGTCAGAACTAGCAGTAGTTCTAAGAAGTAAAAAATAATTATCATACGTTGTACTAAAAACATCATTAACAGATTGACTAGATACTGCACTAAAACTAGTCGTATTCAGTAAAACCATTCCAGCCTTTTTAGTACCAAGAGCTGTATTCATAGACGCGTCAATAGCGTCACCTAAAGTTTCAATAGCTGTAGCGCCGTCTTTTACAAGATCAGTTGAAGTTGGTACAGCCCAACCATAATTAGGGGTAGTAGTTGCCATTGTTCTAGTTTATCCTTTTCTTAAATAACGTCAAGCCAACGAGTAGCATTATCTAGGTTTTGCCATTGAATTAAAGCGTTGTAGTCTTCCCATTGTACATCAAGTGTTGAGTAGATTGAGTTAGAAACAGACATACTTAATTCAAGGTTATTACGTCCTAATGTCCAAGTCCAGCCTTCACAAAAGCCTTCAAAATATCCTTCAGGTATTAGCCCTACTGGAATATTGTCCAAGTATAAAAGGGTATCCATTGAGACACCTAGTAAGTTATCTCTGACAGTATTTGTCATATCTGAGTGGGCAAGATTGACAGTAACTTCTTCAAGTGACGCTTTAGGTGTCCCTCTGTAATTAACAAAATTTGTAGCTTGTTCTGTGGCGTCAGCTGTTTCGGCAAGTATTGTTGATCTTACTTCTTGAAGCAAACCATAGTTATTTATTGAGGTGTCGTTTTGTGCTTCTACTTCTAAAACTGGGTCATCATATTGGATTACAACACTATTAACAATGTCTGCTGTTTGTAGTCTTGTTTGTATGTCAGCGTTTACAAGATTAGCGTCAAGTTCGATAAGATTAGCTGTATAGTTTTCGCTTCTTCGCTCTGCGTCTGCGTAACCAATTTTGAAATCAGTTGTGTCATATAAATATCCTAGCCCTGATTGTTGTGTAAGGTCTGTTAAATTGTAAGCCTGTTCTACTTGTGCTGATCTTGCAAGCATTTCGTAGCGCCCTGCGTCAATTGTGTCTATGCCTTGCACGCCATAGTTAGCCCAAGTTTCAAAATTAGACCCGTCAAATTGTGTTATTGTGCTTGTTGAATTATTAACAGTTCCAGTCCAAGTATTGTTTGAGAATACTTGTGTTGTTGTGTTTGGTGGTAAATATGAGCCATCAAAATAGGTTTGAACTGTGTTACTAAATTCTAGAAGTACTGCGTCAAATAAGAAAACATCTGCAGATAAACCTGTATTTATTGTTGCAATACTAACTTCAGCCCATAACGCAGTTGAAGGCGCTGTTGCTGTAACAGATGACCTAGTCCAATTAGTTGGATTTGTAAGTTCTGTTCCAGTAAAAGTTGATATTGGAACTGTTCCTGTTGCAGTTGTATAAAATCTAAGTCTTGTATACAAATTCCTTGTACCACTTTGGTTTTTCATATAGGCAGAAGCACTTAAAGTCTGACCAGCAACAACAGGTATTCTGTAAGTAGAAGTATTGTCCATTCTTATATCACTTGTAGAGGTTGTGTTCATTAAAACTCTGGCACAAGCAACACCAGTATAAGAATCAGTTGCAATTCTAGTTATACTTGGTGAGCCAATTGTCTCCCAACCAGATACATCTGTTTCAAAACTAGGATTAAGAACTAAATTAGTTCTAGTTGTTGTTGTGTAAGGCTGGTTAATATCATTCCAAGTAAGAGTGTTACTTATGTCTTCCCAAGCAACATATAAAGTTTCTTCAAGAATTCGTTGAATACGTGCGCCGTCTAATTCCTCTGGGTAAGCAACAGAACCAGCGTAACGTTTAACAAGTAAACCAAGAGCACCAATGGCTTGTATTTGTAATGTGTTAGGTTTACCACCTAAACCTGCACCTGCAAGTATGTTGTAAACACCTGACACTTCACCTGTAAATAGTTTTACGTAAGTACCTGCTGAGTTAGTGACTTCAATAAGAATTGTGTCTAGCAGTTCAACTGTTGGGCTTGTGCCGTCTAAGTTTAATAACTCTAAATTGCAATAACTAGGTTGTGTTGCTTCAAAGAAATCGTTACGACCATAAGTAATAGTTGCGTCTTCTAAAGTTGTAGAAGTTTGTACAACACCTGCAATAGTTATTCGGTAGGTTGGCGTGTAAATCGTCATAGGTTATCTAAACCCATAAAAGAATGGCTTTAGTCCTGTCGTCTGTGCTGCTGTGTTTTGAACTTTAGTAATTGCTCTAGCTGTGCTTTGTGGATCTATAGCACCTTTGACGTTGTTGTAGATATTGACTACTGAACTTGTTGCTTGTTTAACGGCTGGGGTTAGGCTGGCTAGTTGTGGCGCAGGGTTTACTAGCAATTTTCCAATGTCGGGTAAACGATTGTAAGCACCGATAGCACTTTCAATGGCGTCAATAATTTGGAGTATTTTGTCTAAGAAACCTTGTAAACCTTTGTCATTAGCTGCGCCTGTTAATTGTGCTACAAAATCGCCAACTTTTATAGCAACATTTCTTAATTCTTCACCTAGTAAATACGCTGAACCTTTAGCACTATTTAAGTCTGTCTGAAACGTTACTGTGCCAGTTCCAACATCATAAAACGCTCTCTTTAATGAATCTTTACCTGCACCTGTTAAACCATTAACAAGTTGTTCAACAACTGGAAGAATAGTATCGGTCATTACTGTTGCAAACTTTTCGAGTATTGGTAATAAAGCAAACCCTATTTGTTCTTTTGCTTCATCAACAGCGATATTTATGCGAGCCATTCGACCTGCAAAAGTGTCAGCTGCAGCGTCGGCTTGTCCTGCAAAAGTTTCTGATAATGCTTTTACAGCTGCGTCAAAATCTTTGGCTTTGATAATAGAAGCGTCTAAAGGTACGCCAAGACGTTTAAGAGCGCCTAAATTGCCGTCATAAGCCTTTCCTAAGCCCTCTGTTATTGTTGCTAAATCTTTACCTGTACCAGCAGATATATCTAGTGCTAGTTGTTGAAGTTTTTGTGCTTTAGTAACGTCACCTGTTGATCTAACAAGTCTGTCAAGGCTTGGACGTAATTGGTCGTCTGTTACACCTGTGGCGCGTGCTGTTTTGTCAATGTAATCTTCAACGGCTTTAACTTGTTGGTCTGTTGCTTTGGTTGTGTTACGTAAAGTTGTAGCTAGTGATACTTGGGCTTTCTCATCTTCAATTGCAGCTTTAACAGCGTCTACACCTATTTTGATTGCCATAGTAGCTGCAGCTGCGCCAACTGCTAGAAATGCAGCTGCTCCAACTTTTAATGCGTCATCAAGTTTATTTGTAAAGGTACGTGTTTCTTTATCTGCTTTGTCTAAGCCGTCAATAAAGTTTTTTGTGTCGGCAAGTAACGCAAGTTTAAGTGTTCTAATG